CTTCCGATCTGATAGGTAGTCCAAAAAGTCTGGGGCGTCCATCTTCTGCCGGACTAAGTCAATCAGGAAACGTTGCTCTGACTCTGGGTGGTAAATCCACCACTGGATAGACCAGTAGTTAGTCGGGGAAGGGTCAGCCGTGGCTACGGAGATGCAGTCAGAAGCGTTTATGCCTCTGGGAATTTGCAATCTGTCCCGGTCTTTGTCAAGACATCCTGGGTAATCGCCGTCGCCATAGACCCAGGATTTTGGAACCAGAACTTCAGATGGGTCAGTGTCTTCTTGCTGATAGATAACACTAAATCGCTCGCCACGGTTTTCTTGGAGGGTTTGGATTTTTCGCCAAGGAAGTCTAGAAGGGGACAGAAGGCACCCTTCGGGGTAGGGTTTGGCTTGCTTGCCGTGGTCTTCTTCGCAGCGGTCTTCATAGTGCGCTTTAAAAATAATGTGGTGGTACTTTTTGTCTGAGCGGTCGGCCGTGTTAAGTCGGGGAACATACTCTTCTTCTTCATCTTCTTCCTCATCATCTGAGGGAGCGGTCATGTCAAGGGCGTAACGATACAAGTCGTCGGAAGAAATACGCTGGCCTTGAAGGATAAGTAATCCTCCCGGCTCCAAGCGAGTTTCACCCACGTCAACCCACATGTCTTGCAGGGCTTCCTTTTGCTCCACGCTTCTAAGTTTGCGTGGGTCAACAAGGTCGTCCCAAATGACAAAGTCGTATCGTCCACCAATGAAAGCCGTGTCCATACCATACGCCGACCACGTCGGTTCCTTTTCAGAAATCGCTCCCGCATCTTCGTACTGCATGACGATGAAACCATCGGATGTCCACATCTCCCGGTCCAACGGCTTAAATCGTCCGAAGTCCAAAGCCATTGTGGATTCTGCATCCAAGGCTGCGCCGCGCCTAAGTAGTACCGGGTCTGCTTTTTCAGGAATAACACGCTCAAGACTCCTTCGTAGTCGCAACACGTTTCGCTTAGCCAGCGACATAGTGTTGGAGCCAATCATACCTCTGATGTTGCGGTTGCGTGCTGTAACCCAAGCAGGGATGTCGTGTACGAAACAGGCGGTCTTACCAGCACCAGGTGGGGCGTTGATAACTACATACTCTTCGTAAGGAGTGTCTAGAAAGGCGGCAATACGGTTGGCCGCTTCTACCTGCCACGGATAAGCAATGCGACCAAAATAACGGCGTTGAAAATAAGCAAAATCCTCCAACGCACGGGCAGCCTCTGAGGATAGGTCCTCATGTTTGATGGGGCCTGGAAGGTCTTCCTCGTTCTTCGCTTGAAGGAGTTCGGTCTTAGCAAGACCCCCCGTTGTAGTGTTTTCCAGTCGGGCCGCAGTGCTACGGGAAAAGCCCGCTTGTTTGGCCGCTTTTTCCATTGAGTAGCCATTGTTACGCAGCGTCCAGTATTTTTGCTTTTGAATTGCGGTTATGGCCATTGGGGTCCAAAAAATTTATAGAAAAAATCAGAGGTCATAGTCGGCGTTAGTATACCCCGACTCCGCAACCACTGCATAGACAACTGCCAGCCGCTCTTCAATGTTGGCTATTGCGCCGCTCAGCGCCTCTAGTGCCTCAAGGATTAACTTCGATTCGGACTTGTCCATGCATACATTGTAGTGCATTGAATGGAGGGGTGTCGGTTTTCGCTGGTGGCCAGACTCCATGCCAGCCGTGTGAAAGTTGAGCGAGCGGTTAAGCGAGCGAGGGCGACCGGAATATGAAAGTCACGCCGGTTCGTAGAACGGTGGGATTTTTATATATATAACTAACTACTAAGGTAGGCAGGAAATCCTACGGATTACTGACTACCGTTGTTTTTGGTTTTGAGCCTAGCACTTTCTGAAACCCGTGTCAAGCGCCTAGGCAGGCACTGGTCAAACCAATTACTTAGTATGGCTAACTAAATGCAAAAAATTGACTTGACAAGTCACACCAAACGTGTAGACTGACGCCGTTGAGAAAAGTTCCCAACAAGACACTGTGAGCGCCCCCTCCCTACCCCCCAAGGTGGGGAGGGTGTCACAGAGACAGGATACGTGTATGTCAGTAGCAATCGTAGGTAATGTAACCCGTGACCCCGAACTCAAGTTTGCCGCCACCGGCAACGCAGTTCTCAATTTCTCAATTGCCCAGAACCGCAAGTTCACCGGCAAGGACGGCGTGGAAAAGGAAGAGGTTGCCTACTTTGACGTAGCCTGCTTTGGTGCCACCGCTGAAAACGTAGCCAACTCAGTCTCCAAGGGAGTGCGAGTAATGGTGCAGGGCCGCCTGTCCCAGAGTTCCTGGACTGCCGACGACGGCTCCAAGCGAACCAAGGTGGAAATCATTGCTGATGAGGTGGGCGTAAGTCTGCGCTTCAGTTCAGCACTGTTGGCTCAGAGCGCCGGTCAGATTTTCTAGTGGGCCACCTTTACGACGATGAATGTCCTGAGTGTGCTGAAGAGCAGCGTCAGGCGATTGTAGATACGCTAGAAGAAATGGGCTGGACAGTTGTGCAAGACGGTTTGACACAAGCGTTGTGGGAAGAAAAGGAATTGCTGGACGAAATTCGCCCTACATACAGGGAATGGATTTCAGACCCAGAAAACCGCAAGAACGCCCGCAAGGTAGTCATCTCCGGCACTCACATGTCATTCACCGCAATCTTGGATGAGATTGAGGAAATGCACGACAAGAAGCAGCAGGACTATGGTAGGGTAGAAGACCCCTACGCCAACGTCCGGGCCAGCGAAGACTTTGGAATTCCGGCGTGGGTGGGAACAATCGTTCGTGCAAATGACAAGATGCGCCGACTTCAGAAGTTTGCCCAAGACCAGACGTTAGTAAACGAGTCGGTGGAGGACAGCCTGCTGGACCTGGCTGTGTACGCCATCATTGCACTAGACCTATACAGACAGGAAAATAACCCAGAATGGAAAGAAGCGTGGCAAGACTAGGTAGGGACAACATGGGCCGGTACCATTTTGAGGTCGGCCGCAAAACCTACTATTTCTGGACTGAAACGCATGCACTTAAAGCCAGAGCCATTCTGCTAGAGAAAGAAAAAAAGTGAACCTACTACATTTCTGCGAAGGATTTGTTGTGTCCTATTTAATCGTAGTTGCTTACTACTACTTCAAATAATGGACTACCGAACCAAACACCAGCCCCTATCCCAGAACTTCGGCTCAGTCGGAGAGGTGGACTACTGCGTGGGCTGCAAGACAGACCAGGGCGTGCTCAACGTGGAATGGCCCTGTGACGTAATCAAGGCACTTGACATTTTCGAAAATCAACTGATTTCGTGCAACACGGAATCAAGGTCAAATCTGCAAGACAAACAGGACCAGACGTGCAAACCTTTAATACAGCCAGAACTTATTAAAGGTTCTGAAATCAGTACAAGTGCCACTTCTGACCTGTTGCCCGAAAATGAGTGCGACCACCATTGGCATTGGGAAGTGGGCGGGAATAGTTGCTGCGTTTGTAATCGGTTTGAGTGTGGAGAGAAACTATGACCTGGCAAGACGAACTTGACGGCATTATGCGGTCCATCTACAACAGCATGGCCGTCCGGACAGAAAGTCAAACAGACCCGAAGTTATCAGAGTGCGAACACCAACGTTGGGGTTATGTTTGGGACGGAGAAGATTTTGTTGGCATTGGACACCGGTTCTGCCCTAAGTGTGGAGTGAAACTGTGACCGCCGAATTCGATAATAAATCAACGCCAAAACAGATAACGCAAATCAGTAGTGTGGAGTGAAGTTGTGAGTGCATTTTACTTCTGGACGCTATGGGGGTTTATTGCCGTGGCCGTTACTTGGCTAGTCTGGTGGGGTGAGCAGTGAGCCTTTGTCAGAACTGCGCCAAACCTATAGACACTTATCACATCAAGCCCATCTGGTATCACTGCGGCACGGGCAAAGAGCAGTGCCACCCAGAGGACCTGCTAGACATCCAGGTGGCCCAGCCAAAAGACTTCCAGGGCTACTACAAGCCATAACTATACCTAGATTGGTATACTTTAGCCTGCCATCTAATTGCTAGTGGTACACTAGAATATGCCATTAGCCAAGGGTAAGTCAAACAAAACCGTAAGTAAGAACATCCGCACAGAGATCAAGGCGGGTAAGAGTCAAAAGCAAGCTGTGGCAATCGCTCTGTCTGTGGCTGGCAAGGCAAAGAAAAAGAAGTGAAGGTCCCCAAGGCATTGGTCCGGGGGTATTACGCTTGGCGCTGGCTCCGCTACCATCGGCGCAGCAAGTAACTCTAGGTTGCCCTGAGAGGCCTCTAATCGGCTCTCTAACGGCCGCAAATACTCTAGGTGTCTCTCAGTACCAAAGAGTATATGTATGGGTGTGTTATGACACATTTCCGCTCAGGTGATACACCAACACTAGACACACACCCCTCAAGGCACACTACCGGTCAAACATTGACCTAAAGCGCACCTTTCGGGGACAATCCATCAGGTTTCTGTGTATAAAGGTGTGGATAAGTGTAGGATTGTGAGGGAACGAATGGCT